GTCATAGTCAACTACATTAACCGAAGCGCTCCATTTTGGACCACAAAAGTCCTTAACAAATTTATTTAGGATAGACTGAAAATCAAGAGAACCCTCCTTTTTAAGGAATCTTTTGAATAGCCACATATTGAGCAGAGTTTTTGAAGAAACTAGTGAATTATATTTATCTATCTTTTTTAGAAGATCTTTGTCTACATATATAGTATAGTTAACTTTTTTATTTTCTGCCTCTATGGAAAGCTCTACTGCCTGCACATTAGAATGTACCACAGAACCGCAAAAGAAAAGCTGATTTTTAACCGAATCAGTTATCAGACCGTTATTGAGCAGCCACCTTTGCTGATCTAAAAATTCTGTAAGATCTTGAGAATCCATAGTTTATATTATACCAAAAATAGCACTGAGTTAATTAGGTTCATAAAGTAGTTCTTTAGCGACCTTAATTAAGATAGCCTTATCTAAAGAGCCTGAATAAACTTTATTTACATAATCTGTAATTATAGAATCTATTGTTTTAACTTCTATAGTTACTTTTTTCTTTTCTTTATCTATAAAATTTGTTTTAACCTTTACGTCTACATCTTTTATGAGATCTTTATATTTTTTAGAATTTAATAGACTTAAAATTTCGGGTTTAGGTCCATCTATTTCTAATATCCAATGATCTTTTGATCCCTTTATCCTTTGTTCAATTTCATTGTAACAATCATCTGAACCAAAAGATTCAGATAAATACAGCGCCATCTTCTTATATGAAGGAAGAGGGCACTGTATAAATGTTTGCTTATAAGTGTCTGTGTCGAATATGGTTATGCCCTTAATTTGATCAACGTCAGCGGCCCCTTGTGAAAACGGAGTGCCTACATATAAAACATGTATGCTTTTTGGTCCATTTGATATAAGCGACTGCCGTTTATGTATGTGACCAGAGATAATGATCTCGCAGCCAGATATACTTTGCGGTTCAACGCCGTCCTTACAGAGGATGGAACCATAGTCTGCGCCCCAAAAAGTTTGATGCGCAACGCATATGGGTAGCGTGCTCTTAGGAAAAAGTGACGGATCGTGTTTATAGGGAACAAAAGTTATATTAAAAAGTTCTTGCGTTTCATCTACTATGTGTAACTTTGGATGTCTATCTTTAAACGATTTCATAGCATGATATTTTGAATCATTTGGCTTATACATATCATGGTTGCCAACTAAATAAACATATTCCATGTTATTATTTAAAACTAGATCTACGTGAGCCATAAATTCATTAAGTACCTCAGACCTTAAAACAGCGTGAGTATCGAACGTATCGCCTAAGTTAACGACTATATCTGGCTTTTCGATTAAAATAACAGAATTTAGCCAGGCTAAAAATTGCCTGGCTAAATCAAATCTGTTAATTTTTAGATGTGGATCGCCTATAAAAAGTACTTTAGCCATATTAAGACAAGTCGATATTTAAAAGATCTTCATCGACGGACACTCCATCTATATCAAGTTTAGGTAATGAGTCTTTGAATTGATAACAAGATGTCATAATTTCTTCTTGCATCTTTTTAGACTCAACAACTGTGGCAAGCATGTTGGCTTCTCCTCTAACAGGAGGATATGAACCGAATTGCCACATTTGTACGTTTTCCTTACCAGTCTCAGGATTCTTGGGGTGAAAGATTACTCCGAGAGACTTGCCTAATTCAAATATCTCTGTAGCAGTGTCGATAACCCCTCTATCATAATGATATGTAAATTGAGCTTGTCTTGCAGGTACACCTAAACGATTTTTCTTAACCTTTACGCGAACCTTGTGTCCGATCTGCTGAGCCGCGCCAGTTATTGTTTCGCCTTGCTCTATAACGCCAGATTTAGTGTCAAGTTTTACAATTTCAAGCATTAAATCAGCTGCGTGTTTAAGTGCTCGCCCCTCAGTTATTACATATGGATTTCTAAGAGCCTTCATTGGATCTATTTCCATGGTAACCTGTTGAATAAAAAAAGTGAGTAAATTAAATTCGGCTATAACAGGAATAATAAGCTTGAGTGCAGATGGAAGATAGCTGGCACCGGTGCCGCCCATCTTTTGATCTGTCGTTTGCTTCATGTTTGATTCCTTTGGATATCTAATTGCCTTAATAGAATCAATAACTATTCCTTTAATAGGCGCACCTTCTTGAAGAAGTTCTTTTAATTCATTGCCTATATAATCAAAAATCATCAAAGGATCGTTGGTGCGTCTTACGACCAATCTAGCTGGATCTCCTCCTATCTTTTTAAAAAGCTCTAGATTAAAAGAAAACTCAGCATCAAACCACACAAAAAGGGATTCTGAATTTGCCTTTTGTTGATCTGCAATAGCCATCATAGCCAACAAAGATTTACCTGAACTTTCAGGGCCATATAAAACGGATATTTTGCCTGGCTGAAAACCTCCAATCCCCGTAGCCCAATTAAGAGAAGGGGATCTTGTCGGGACAACTGGGGGAAGCTGCTTGACAAGGGAATCCGCTACAACTCCAAAATCAGATGTTAATTTAGATAACCATTTTGACATATTTTCTCCTATAAATTACATACCTTCCCAAGAAGTATCATTGCCTTTGTCATAGGTAATTTTCTTAAGGGTATCGTGCGCTTGTCTAAGTTGAGACAACTTGCTTTTTAAGAGAGCGACAAGTGCCTCTGTTTGAGCCTTCTTATCTTTAGCTACAAGAACATCTTGATCAATATTTACGTATTGCTTTCTAGCTTCGCTAGTATCCTTAATATTCTTTGATTCTAAATATTCTCTGGCTTTTTCAAGATACGCTATAGCTTCTGCTTGCTCTAGCTTAGCCTTAGCCCTTGAATCTGCTTGCATGGCTTTAGCTAATAAACTAGCGGCCATATCTTGGCCCATTATGTAATCTCTAAGATAGACGGGAGCCATCATCTTAGACACAGATGACAGCTCCTCTATCTTATTTACATATTCAGCAAGATGAGCTACATCAATCCCTTTCTGGGAAAGTTCACTCATATCGTTCATCCGTTAAGAATTGCGTCTGCTTCAGCCATGAAATCATCATCTAGAGCAACTGAGCTAGCTTTTGTTGCAGTTTTTCTGACAGAAGACACCGTAGGCGCGATCTCAACATCATCTTCCTCTTCATCGTCAAGATCATCGATTCTAATGGATACCTTAGAAGATGGTTTAGTGCTGGCAACGGTTCTAGTAGCTTGACTATCTAAATTAGCATCTGGAACCATATCTACAAGAGCTGACATATTGGCATGAAGAATCTGCTCAAGATCTTCATAGGATTTAATCTGATAAACAGAAGAAAGATCATAAGCAAGATTGTCATAATTTTCAACAACAGCTTCGGGCAAAGGAGATCTATCATCCTCGAATGATAATTTACCACTGGCAGACTTTGTCTTAATCTGACACCTATTCACGTCATATTCAGTGTCTCTACCCATACCTTGACGAGTTACATCAAACCATACACCAGAATCATCATCTGCGCTATTAAGAGAAGTAGGGTCTTGATTGTAATCTTGAATATATCGATTCATCTCGCTCTTCATTTTTTTATGAGCTGTAGATTTAAGTTCAAGAAGGCCAACCTCTCCAGATTTGTCAACGGCATTGTAGACATAAACTGTCTTAGGTGAAAGTTCATTTATAAGATCTTTTACTGCTTTAAGCCTAGCAGAAACATCTTCTTTAGACATACCGGAAGCCTTAAGCTCAGCTTCAAGAGTCTCTGCCTTTACTTTAAGTTTTGAAACATACTCAGTGACGGGGCAGCGTTTTTCGCTAGTCATGGAAGACGCAAATGGACGTTTTCTTCCAGATTCAGGATCGAGAAGTCCCCAGATAACTTGCCATTTACGATATGGGTATCCGTTAGAAGACTCTCCATAGGGAGGCAAAATACGAAAGACGTTGTGTCCGTCCTTTACCTTATGTCTTTTCCATTCTCTGCGGGATTTAAGTGAATCAAGATTTAGTTTTATTTTTGAACTCATGTTTTTCTCCAAAGGTTATATTCATTCGCTTTGTGGCGATATAAATATTATATCATATATCTTATACAAACAATTAAAATTATGTATTATTAGCCTCTAATTTAGTTTTTTCTGCTTCTTCTGCGGTGATCGCGGGTTTACCTACAGTCTTTTTAGGTTTATTAGATACATGATGTTCTATGTCTTTAGCATCAAGCAGGTCAACGCCGTTTTCGTAAAACGGAGTAGTGGACTTTAAAGAACCAGTATAATAAATAACCTTAGTGCCCATTGGCCTAGATTTAATATGGTGATCTAAGTATTTATCAAGAACTTTAGGGTATTCTTTGTTTAAAATTCTGAGCACGATATCGTGAAGATCCTTGTCATTGCCATAAGGAAGACCTTCGTAATTAACTAACTTTATTCGCATTACATCCATGTCTTTATCATATTTATTTGCAATTGAATTTAACACTTCTCTTAAATGATTTATGCCAGTTTGTTTAATTTTTGAAGCCTTTCTAGCATTTTGTGCTATCTCTGGCATAAAATTAGGTTCTGTTATAACAATTTCTCCCTTATTTAAGTTTTTTGGAATCTCTGTTACTAATACAAATTTCGACATATTTTCTCCTTATATTTGTTTATACCAATGATTCAATTTTTTCTATCTCTTTTATCTGTAAGCACACTGGGGTCTTCCAACCTTGCTTTAAAAAGCCTCTAACATAGACCAAAGTATTTTTATTCCAGCCTAATGCGTGTTTACCATTCCAATCCACACATTCAATAAAAGAATATCCGTCTGAAAGATTTACACTAACCTTATTCCAAGGTCTTCCATTTTTCTTTGAAACCCCCTTAGAAAACTCAGATGATTCGAATAGTAATATCATTCCAACTTCTTTCTCATAGTTCTTTTTAAACATGCCTTCGGCCACCTTAATGTTAGAAAGGATTATCGTCTCTCCCATGGTAAGAGGAATAGCTTGGCGACCGGTGTCTTTAAGAGCCGGCCATTTGTTTTTAATAGTTTTAACTATCTCTCTATCAGAGAGAAGATATTTATTAAATGCCCTGTTGTGTTCCTTTTCCATTAAAAAGATTTGCAGTGGACTAAAGTCAAAAATATCTGGCTGAAGTTTTATAGTCTTTCCTCTTAAGTAAGAATATTGCTCTATAAAGCTTTTCCTTCTTTCTGCGTAATCAGAAATAGAATTATCCATCATGTCGTCTGCGGCTCTTCCCTTAACCAAATAAGATATGCCGCCGCTATTAACCTTCGCGTGATCTATTCTTTTAATGAAATCTTCCACAGAGTAAAATGGTGCCTTGCTACATAATTCTCTAACAACTGCGGGTCCTATACCTTTTATAGCAGAAATCGGAGTCACTATAAACTTCTGATCGCCATCAGATCTAACTTCAAATAAACTGGTTGGATGTTTAAGCGAAGGTGATTTTATTAATGAACCAAGCTTAGATATATACTTTCTCATCTTATCTTCATCATCTATGGAAAGATTTAATATGCTCGCCCACCATTCAAGTGGATGATGGTGCTTTAAATACATGGTTATATAACCTAACTCGCCATACGCGTGCGAGTGAGATTTATTGAAAGAATATCTTGAAAACGCTAATATCTGCTGACAAACTGTCTCTATTGCTTCTTCAGACCAACCTCTACTTCTACAAGAGCTACGTATCTTGTCGAAAGTGGCCATAATCACTTCTTGTTTTTTCTTTGCGATAGCGCCCCTAATTATGTCAGACTCTTCCCAGGTATAGCCTACAATTTCAACAAGGAATTTCATGACTTCTTCTTGGTATACAAATACACCATTACTGTCTTTAAGTATTGGCTCAAGATCAGGGTGCAAGTAGTCAACGGATTTCTTAGCATTCCTTATATCCATGTAATATTGAGCTGCGGTAGTATCATACAGAGGAGCATCTAGCGCACCTGGACGACATAGAGCGGTCATGGCAGCGAGATCTGCTCTTCTGATTGGAGCAAACTCTTGAATATACCCCTTAATTAGCTCAGTATTAAATTGAAATGAAGAATCTGTGTCCTTTGAATAGAAATCACCGTAAACGTTTTTATCTTCTGGCAATCTATATATCAAAGGGAGGCCATCTTCCTCCTCAAGGTAATTTACACCGCCGTTTTTCTTTATAAGCTCAACACAGTCAGAAACAGCGGTTAATGTTTTGATACCTAGGATATCGGCCTTGACTAGACCGCATTTTTCTACCATAGATGCATCATACTGAGTACATGTTATATCACCTAATTCTTTATCCTTCATTATCATGGTTGGAACTCTATCTGCCGATAGGTCCAAGGTAGATATTACAAAGGCAGAGGCGTGTCTTGACCAGCCACGAATTGCGCCTATTAACTTTTTAACCATTTTTTCAACTTCTGGATAAGAAGCAAAAAAGTTAGCAAGTTGTTGATTTATTTCAACTTCACCGGCATTATAGTTGCCTTCATTGTCAGTATATCCATAGAGAAAATCATGCTCATCAACGCCTTGAGGACTATCTTGAATAGTGTCGCATAGAGCCTTAATTTCAGGATCATTTCTATTTCTTCCATAGAGCGCATACATCGCATCTTTAATGGCATTTTTAGTTTTAATTTTTTGAAATGTAGCTATCTGAGCAAAACCTAAACTATATTTTTCTCTAAGATAGTTCATGATTAAGACTCTGGCTCTATCGCCGATATCTGCATCTATATCTGGAAAAGAACCAGCCCTTATTCTGGCATGAGATAAAAAGCGCTCAAACGGAAGATTTGCTTTTATTGGATCGACATGAATTATTTTTAGATAATAACTAAGCAAAGATCCGCCTGCAGAACCGCGCGCGATATTCTGTAGGATGCCTTGAGATCTTGCGAATGTGCCTATATCTTCGTAAACTAAGAAATATGGAATAAAGTTAAGTTTTTCGTTCTTCATTATCACTTCAAGCTCTTGCTTAAAACGATTTTTATAAACAGGGTCGTTTTTCCATCTTCCGTGTTTCTTTATGAGCTCCATCATATAATAATATGTTTGCTCGTCGTAGTTTGAAACCTTATCCTGAATATGTTGAGGTATTTGTATTTTAGGTAAATGGTATTCAAACTTTATTTCTATATCTTTAGCGCTATTAGCAACTTCATAAGTATTTTCAATCCATTGTTCGAATTTATCTTCAGTTAACCAGTCGCCTAAATGATTTTTAAGCTTATCAAACATTTGATTAGCTCTAAGCTGATGATAAGACTCATAGAAATACCAACCATTTGAATTACCATTTTTAAGCAGACAATCCTGAATTATCTTGTCTTCCGGCATTATAAAATGCGCATCTGTAACTGGAACGCATTTACCACCGTATTTATCCACCATCTTAGCAAGAAACTTATTATACCACTTTTGCTTATTTCCATCACATGAACATTCATCGCCTGGAATTTTATCAAAACCACCAGTTCCCTTATTAAAATTATGAGTAACATCGTTGCAATGAAACTCAACATATAGATCATCACCAAACGTATCTTTATACATTAAAAAAAGCTCTTCTGCTCTTTTCTCATTGCTATTCCAAAACGCTGATCCTATGGGGCCGGCTATGCAACCGGTGCCAAATTTAATGCCCTTTTTATATTGCTTAATTTGATCAAAAGTCACTCTAGCCTTTATAGATCCAAAGTAGGTAACTGTATCATTGTAAGCCAAGGAAGACAACTTCATGAGGTTATGATAACCTTCATTTGAACAAGCCCAAGCGGTTATATGATAATGGCTTTTGTCATCTGAATTTAGTTTAACGTACAATTCTACGGCAGGAATAAGAGTTACGGCATCAAGAGGATGATTAGTACCGTGTTGTTTGTTGTAATTTTTAATAAATTCTTTAGTCCTTAATGCATCAAACATCGATATAGCTGTACCGTGGTCAGTTATAGCCAATGCTGGAGTACGAGTTTCTAAGCACCAACCGACCCATTCTTCTGGAGAAGGAACAGCATCCAGGAGAGAGTATTTACTATGATTATGCAATTGACAAGGCTCTTTAAAATTACGCATCTTTACTGTTATACAAAATAAAAAGGGCACAGCGCGCGCTGTGCCCCAATTAAGATATTTAGTTAATGTACCTTAAACCATTTGAAAATTAAACAAAAAATTAACATTAGTGTTAACGGAATCTGACACATCAAGCTGTAATGAACATTCATAGTCATAAACGTCCTGTGCAGCAAGTCCATCTTTAATTCCAGC